ATCCTCGGTCGCACGGTTCGGGTTCGTCGTCCAGAACCGCCACCAGCCAGCGTCGAAGATGGCACCTTTCTGGGGCGCCGGCCGCTGCTGGTACATCGACGCGAACGTGTACGAGCCCACGTCGATCTTGACCTTGTCCCAGCGCCGCACCGCGGCCTCCGGATCGTTCAGCTCGTAGTCCAGGCTCGGGAGCGGGCTGTACAGCGGCTCACCGATCTCCCGGCCCAGCGGGTCGTTCTCACGGTCGGCGATCGCCGGCAGCACGATCTCCTCCCACTCCGAGGGGTCGCCCTCGTACTCCTTGCTCAGCAGCCGGCCGACGAAGTCGTCCTCGTGCCACCGCGTCATGACCACGATCACCAGGGACGGCGGCTCGAGGCGGGTCTGTGCCACCGAGAGCCACCAGTTCCAGAGGTTGTCGCGGATGCGCAGCGAGTGGGCGCTCACGAAGTCGGCGATCGGGTCGTCGATCAGCATCACCTTCGCACCGCGACCGGTCATCGCGCCGCCCACACCGGTGGCGAACATGCCGCCCTTCTCCACCGTGGCCCACTTGCCGCCGGCACCGCCGTCGCGCATCAGCGCCACACCAAGGTCGGGCCGGTCCTCGATCATCGTGCGCTGCTGGCGTGCCCAGTTCGTCGTCAGCGCCCCGTCGTAGGACGCCATCATGAACTTCCACTCGGGATGCCGTCGGAGAATCCACAGCGGCGTCCAGAGGCTCGTCAAGGTGCTCTTGCCGGCTCGAGGGGGCATCGACACGATCAGGCGTCGGCTCTTGCCGTTCTCCACATCCCGAACCGCCTCGGCGATCTTGTTCGAGAGGTAGTCGATGTGCGGGCGGATGCGGAAGCCCGGGTCAATCTCCTGCGCCTGCAGCGCGGGGTTCAGCGGCAGGCCGATGCCGTTCTGCACACGGAACGCGCGGCTGACCTGCGCGATACGGCTGAGGATCTCTCGACCCTCCGACTCGGATGCCGCGTTGGCCGCCAGGCGTTTGAGTTCAGCGAGGCGCTTCTTGAACTCCTCAGGGGACAGGCGGGGCTGAGTGACCAGCGTCTGTGACATCGCGTGCTTCCTCCAGGCGCATCGGGCCGTTGGGGCCTACCGGGTCGCTCTGTGCGTACTGGCTCTCGCCGAGCACCAGCGTCTCGAGGGACTGCAGGGCCTCCTCCATCTCCTGACGGATGGTCATCGACACCTGCACCTGCGTGGGAGCGTACAGCCCGTTCATCTTCGAGCGGGCCGCGCTGATCTGCAGGAACGTGCCGATCGCCTTGATGTCGCCCTCGATGACCTTGCCCCAGATAGCCATCTGCGCACGGTCCAGGCGAGCATTCTCCTCGGCGCGCAGCTGGCTGACCGAGCGGACCTCGTTGCGGTCCAGAGCTCGGCCGATCATCTGCTCCGCGGCGTTGCCGCTGATGCCGAGACGCTCACCGATCTGCTCGTAGCTCATGCCGGCCAGGCGCAGCGACACCGCCTCGCTTCGACGCTGCTGCTGCACCTGGACCTCGTTGCCGCGGCCTCTCAGCGTCTCCTCGGCGGAGTCGCGTGCTGCGTTGCTGTCAGTCGCCATCCGCCATGTCCTCGATGGTCTTGGTGTCCATGCCCGGCAGCGAGCGCGTCTTCACCTTGAAGTGCCCCTCGCACGACGGGCACGTCACGTCGGTCGTGTGCATGCTGGCATCCGAGGCGCCCTTGACGTTGCCGGCCTTCTCCTCGGCCCACTTCATCTCCTGCTCGGTGGGTCCCGTCGCGTTGGCGATGAGATTCGACTCGAGGTCGATCTCCGGGAAGAAGACCTGCAGCAGGTCGTTGTCGAACTCACGCAGCTCCATGACGAGCGAGTCGTGATCCCAGCTCGACATCTCGCCCGTGCGGTTGTCCACCAACCGGTACTCACGGATCTTCTCCGCCGGCAGCTTCGTGACGTGGATCGGCACCGAGGTGAGCCCGAGGCTCAGCGCGGCCTGTCGCCGGGTGTGACCAACGACGATCACCATCTCCTCGTCGACCACGATCGGCTGCTGCCAGCCGTAGCGCTTGATGCTCTCCGCCACCGCGTCGATGGCGTCCTGCGGGATCGAGCGCGGGTTGTTCTCGTACGGGACCAGCGTCTCGATCGGCACGAACTTCAGCTCGCCGACCAGTCCCGGAACGAGGTCGCGCGCCGGCGCCTCAGTGTTCGTCGCATCGCTCACGCCTGGGTCTCCTTCTTGACGTAGAGGTGGCCCGAGAGCACGTCCTCCTTGCTGATCTGCATCTTCCAGCCGTGGAAGCACTCGGGGCAGATGAACTCCGCCTCCGGGTCCTCCTTCTTCGCGGTGACCTCGATCGTCAGCTGCTCGATGTTGCCGTCCTCGTCGACCACCTCAGCCTTCACCGGGTCGATGATCTCGGGGAAGAACGAGGCCATGAGGTTCTGGTCCACTGTGCCGAGCTCGTCCATGAGCTTGTCGAAGTCCCACCGCGTGAACTCCGAGGTGCGGTTGTCGATCGTGCGCAGCTCCTTGATCTGCTTCGCCGACAGCCCCGAGGCCACGAGCACGTTGACGCGCTGGTAGCCCATCCGGCGGATCGCCGCGTGGCGGGTATGACCCATCACGATGACCATCTCGCTGTCCACGACGATCGGCTGCTGGTAGCCGTACTCCTCGATCGACTGCATGATCGCCTCGACGGCCTCGTCGCTGATGCGACGCGGGTTGCGCCAGTACGGGATCAGATCGGAGACCGCGACCTCGCGCAGCTCCATGCCCTCAGTAGCGGGGGACGGACTCATCGGGGTGCTCCTTCTTGTAGTCGGCCTTGGCCTGCATCTGGCTGCCGGTCAGCACGACGTTCGAGTACGCCGGCGCCTTGTCGGGACCGTACAGCTTCGAGTATCCGGTCACGTGCTTCAGACGCGCCAGCTCCTCGACGTCGACTCCCAGCTTGTTGCAGATGGTGAGGTCGTCCTCGCCCTGCTCGAGCATCTGGAAAACCAGCGTGCCCATGCCGGCGACGGAGTGCTTCCCGCGCGCGCGGTTGTGGCGCACGGTCGAGGCGATGCGGTCGCTGACGTCCTTCTTGATCAGCGAGACGGGCAGGTACCCGCTGTTGCGGTCCGCAATGTCCTGGAACATCCGCATCGTTGTGTAGCGGTGGAACCCGTCCACGATGATCGCCTTGCCCTGGCCGCCGTCGGCCTCCGCGTCCCAGATCGCGACGATCGGCATCGTGTAGCCGTCCTCGCTGATCGAGGTGTGCAGCAGGCGCATCTCATCGGCCGCCACCGCGTTGGGGTTGTAGTCGTTCGCCTGGACACGGCTGATGTGCAGCAGCTGCACGCGCGCCACCGGCATGTCGTCCGCGAGCACACCCGCCTCGACGAGGCGCTCGTAGTTCAGCCGGTTCGTCTCGTTGATCTGGTCGACCACCGCCTGCTTCTCCGGGTCCACCGGCGGGATCTGGACGCGCGTGGTGCGCCCCTCCACGACGGCTGTGCCGATCGCCTTCTCTGCCATGCTCTGCTTCCCCTCAGTCCTCGACGGGCTTGGCCCAGTCGACGGGCAGCGGCCCGTTCTTCTCCTGGTACTGATCCGCCCAGGTCTTGCTCGTGTTCAGCATCTTCCCGAAGGAGTAGTCGCTGAAGTAGTCGTTCTTCATGATCAGCGGCAGCATCTTCTGCGCCACCCGGTCGATGTGCATCCACGGGCACTGAGCCTTGTACGTGGCGATTAGCTTGCGGAACTTCGGCCGGTGCTCCGGCTCGATGAGGTTGTCGATCAGGTACTCGGCGTACTCCAGCCAGCTGTCGAACATCCACGGCCGCTTCCGGCGGAACTCCTCGAGAGAGTCCTCGCCGACGTGCGCTGCAGCGTTCACGCCGCCGTACCGGCCCACCAGGCGCTCCCACGTCGCGGGCTCGATCTCCTGGATCTGCTCGATGTGGCGCACAGCGCCCGAGTGGATGAGGCTGCTGACGCGCATCTCACGGTGGTTCACGCCGTAGCGGTACATCTCGTCGTAGAGACGGTTGTACTTCCACCCGTTGGCCTCGATCGCCTTCCAGATGTCGCGGAACGACCAGTCGTAGATCGGGTGCATGAACCAGAACTGGCCCGGCGTGTTCGGCGTCCCCGAGGGGTCCCCAGCGCCCCACGTCGCCCACTTGTACGCAGGCTTCGACGTCATACCCAGACGGCGGGTGGGCGCCTCCTCGGCGCGCATCCCGGACAGGTGCACGCCGCCGGCGCGGCGGTTCATCTCGTGCAGCACCTCGGTGAAGCGGTCCACCCCGAAGTCGTTGACGCGGATCGAGTCGTGCTCGGGCGGCCGCATGTAGCCGCTCTCGGGCTCGATCTCCGGCCACATGTAGCCCCACTCGCCCTCGGCGCCGTGACTCGACGCGTTGAACAGCTTGAAGGGCACCTGGTACCAGTCGAAGTCGATGTCCTCGCGCGTGTCCTTCAGCTCCCGCAGGTAGTCACGCGTGGCCTGCCACTCCGCCTCCTGGTCGAGGAACTGCACCTTCAGCCGAGCGCCGTTCTCGCGCGCCACGATCGCAGCCAGCTCCATGATCACCGTGGAGTCCTTGCCACCGGAGATGCTCACCGAGAGGTTGCCGTCGAACTCCTTCCAGAGCCAGCGGATCCGCTCGAGCGCCGCGTCATAGACGGGCATGTCGATCTCGACCAGCGCACGGTTGATGAACGGCGCGTCGCGCGCCTCCTGGCGCAGACGTGCGCGCTCGGCCTTCTCGGCCTCCTCGGTCGCCTTGCGTGCC